AAAAACAGAGCACGGATAGTTTGCTTATCATCGTTATAAACTTCTATTTTCCACTCGGCAAATTCGCGATCGCCGGCGTAATTAATCTGCCTGTTTTGATAGCCAACCTTCACAGGTTTTACTGTTGATGCCGGCAAAGATGCAGACTTACAATAAAACTTGAAATTTTCGCCTAAGTATGGAATTTCGACTTCGAACAAATTTGCACGAGCCATATCTCCGACGATGTCTTGTATGTTCAGTTCTAACATGGTTATTCCTCTGTATATGTTTATTTATATTTGCGATTATGCAGAATAATTGTTGCGCTTTTGATTATTACATTTCCACGGAAGTAGTTGCAAATTAGAAATGTCTGCAATAATACTTGGATCTATTTTATTATCAAATCCAAATTTTATTGGAATGATGTGATCTAATTGGTATGCGCCTTTGACTCCAGCCAGACCAATTTTATCGTAATTTTCCCAATTCTTATAAATTGGTTTGTTCTTTCTTGTTAGTGACATAACCTTAGAGTAATACAATTTTTGTTCAGTTTTGTTTGGATTCCAGCGTGGATGAAGAGGTCCCTGCATAGATGGTACCGTCTTTCCTTTATTTACAGATCCGTGTTTATTACCAATGTTAGTAATACTTCTACTACATGATTCGCAATAGCTACCTTTTCTGTTAACTATTCTGCAATATCTAGTTTCATGGACAGAATCACATGCACTGCAATGATAACTAATGTACACATTACTATGTGGCATTAAATCACCAACATGAACTTCTATTGATTCATATGATCCTCGGATACCTGTAGATTTTACAAGGTATCCTCTAGATTCATAATACTTCTTTCCGGCAGCATGTGGTTTAATAACAACCTTATCCGTCAATATAGTAATCATATTAGAATTGTGAAGAAATAAGTTCTTCGAAGTTCGCACCAGTTGCAGTTGCAACGAAGTTCAATGTTATGTAATTGATACTTCTAGGGGCTTTGACGAAAATTGTACCAACAAATTCGTTACGATCAATAACCGCTGGAGTGTTGTTACGCTCATCACACCATACATAGTATTCGATCACACCACCTTGAGCCTTGATTGTGTCAAGGTATGCGCTTACTTGTGTCACGAATGAACGACGAGTAAATGCAGTGTTGTTTTCGAACAATTTGTATTTAGATGCATCACCAATTGCTTTTTCCAACAGGTTGAACAATCTACGCACGTTGATACGATCGAATGCAGATGGTTTACCTTGAAGAGTCTTATCACCAAACAAGCAGTATCCTTCTGATGGGAAGAACACAATAGGATTCAACTGAGCTTCATATAAGGTATCACGCAGAGATTTCTTAGCATCATATGCCAGCTTGATAACACCTTTGATGATACCGCGGTTCAGACCTGCTGGTGAATTCCACGGTGCTGCTACACGATCAGTGAATGCACACAAACCTGCAATGTCAGCATTAGGTGCGATCCAACGTTTTTTGTCGTTGTATTTGTCAAACTGCCATTTATGTTGACCAGAATCACCTTCTGCGAATGATGAATTGATGGCAAGATCTGCACGGTATTGTACGGCGTTTTCAACTGCCACGTTTGCAGCCAATCTAGTAGTTGTAGAAATAGAAGGTGAAAGAAACGCCAAACAGTCTCTACGAACTTCAGCAACCGATTGAGAAATATATTGTTGAATGATCAAAGAATCTTCTTCAGATTCGTTACATGCGCCACCGGCAAATAACAGGTTTACATATAATGTATCAGGATCAGAGAATAGATCCCATCCTTGTAACCATGCACCAGGTTCACCTTCTACAGGTATTCCATCCATGCCGCCAGTAAAGGTTACTTGCATAGAAGTTTCTGGCCAAAAACCTTCGCTACCACAGACGGCAACGATATACTGAGATACTCCAGCAGCAAACATATCAGTAATGTATGTAGTACGACCGTAAATATCTTTAGATCCAGGTATAGTAGAACCAACAAATGTTTCTACGATTTCGCCTTTATAATAAACAATAAAGCCCCAATCTCCAGCAATCTGAGGACCGTTGATGCCAAAAATTGAACGATTGATCTCTTGTTGTCCAGAAGACGGGTATACTTCTGGTAAAACAACAGGAATAGTTTTTTGTACCGGAGAAACGAAATCTGCATAACTGATCAAATCTACCTTAATGTCATCACCATATTTACCTGGATACTTAGCGTAAATAGTAGGTATGTTCATTCTTTCCATGTGGTCAAGGTGACTTACAGATATATCATATACAGATGTTGCAATGGCTTCATCAGCATCTTCTGGTTTTCCAAAATATACTGCAGATGTACGAGTACCGCCAAGGTCAAATGCAGCAAGAACATCTTCTACTAAGTCTCCGGCGGTGATTGCCGCTTCAATAAGAGTAGGAGTACTCAATGCGTCAGCGATGATGACCGCAGTAGAAGTGAAGTAACGACGAGTAGAAGCTAAACCACCAATCAATACGTCATATTGGACAATATCACCTATTGCAATAGCATCATGTGTAGCTGCACCAATGATAACATCAGCAACAAGAGCATCTGGAAGAGAAAATACATATGAGGTTGGTGAACTATAGGTATTTGAACGGTTACCAGTGGTGAGTATAGCAATACCAGGATAGTATTCATCCACAGCTGTTATAACACCATCAAGATCAACACTAGATATGGTTGCCACGTGATCAGCCGGCCAATATATGCTTACAGTTCCTGTCAGAACACCTGTCGAAGGCGTACATGCAATAGTAAACCCTTGAATATCGGTTTGCCAATCCGCTGATTCTGGAAGAACAGCCAGAATTGGTGTACCGTCTGTTAGTGCAATTGTATCTGGTTTTGATGACTCGAGTATTGCGATCTGTGGTCCATTTGAACCAGTTGATGATGGACCAAATTTTACAGTTGCAAAGGCGTCGGCATCATTAGCCTTTGTCCAAACAACATTGGTGTACACAAGATGCACTTTATCAGTAATAGCATACAATTTTCCGCCATTTACAACACTGACAAAAACATCAAATTCAGTAGATGCATTTTTGGCAGTATCTTTATCAACTATACGAACAACACGAAGATCATTTGCGTATTTCAAGAAGTTTGTTGCAGAGAAAAAACTTGCATATGTGTTATCATCAGGTAAACCGAATTGTGTTACAAGATCTGCCTCATCTGTTACCTGAGTAAGATCAAAACATGGACCCCATTGGAACTTACCAACAGTGCCGGCACGACCAGTAGCAGCACGAGAAATGTATGCTGATAGGTCCTTTTCTTTTATTTCAATTCCTGGGCTAAGTAAAGTCATTCCTGTTTCCTCGTTGAATTCTTTTATTGTATTTATGTGCGAAATTATCTACCAACCTGGAATAGTATTCCAGTTGATTCGAAATCGGTGTCATCTATAATTTCGTCATCCGAATCTCGGCCGTCAGTGAACATAATAAAGCCAATATCGTCTTCCAATATCTTATTTATATCCGTTTCAAATAATTCAGTCTTGATTCTTTTTGCAAAACTAGTGTAATCTTCAAACGAATCAAGCGTGCTTAAATACGCAAAGGCAACCAAACCCATCACAATATCATCATGACCACCCTTTTCTGCCGCAAAACCAACGCCATCCTGAACAAAAAATCTCAATTCTGTTATAGTCTCTTTATTCTCTGTTATCAGCAAACCTTTTTCAATCATATCTTTGAGGGTTGAACATCCCTGGGCTTTTACCCTTTTGGTCATTTGCAGGCCGATGTCATTGCCACCGAATTCTATGATGTTGTCATACTCAAGGTCAAGATACAGCTCCTTGGCCACCAGAATTCCCTGATCGTTCAATTCGACACACACATACGCATCATTGTAAAAGTGCGCCCACTTCATAATTATGGTCGGCAATAACAAAGGAGAAACTGTATTGCTTCTATATATGGCAACTTGTCTGAATGGAGCTTTGGTAACATCGATGATGTTGATGGTGCTATAATCCTGGCCGCGGCCTTGAGACACATCCACTGTAGCCATATATCTTGATGCAGGTTTTGGCAAATACTGAATTGTCATTCCATCAGCCACTTCAACTGGCAGCTTATCGATCAGCTGAGCTAGCTTCCATGAGGCAATAAGAGTATCTGACGATGACAAGAACTCACATTCATGTTCTTGAGAGAATGCTTCTTCAGAAGTGTTGGCAATAGTTTCTCGTTTCCATTCCTCATCTCGACCTGGAACCTGTGACCAATGAATACTGAATGGGACGAATTTGCTGCGCTTTGATCCGGCAGTTGGTTGGGCATTTTGCCACATAGCATAAAAATGGTTCATGCCTTTGGGCGTTGATACCATTATTACTTTTGTCTTTTTACCTGACGAAATGGTCGGATAGGTTGATCTCCAGAATTCCTCCCATTCGTGAGTTGGAATAAACGCCACCTCATCGATGAATACCATTGAGTATGTGAATCCACGAATAGAATCAGAAGATGTTGCATGAGCCGAGATTTTTGAACCGTTTTCTAACTCGATGTCGCCCTTGTTCCATACAACTACACCTTGTTGAAGGAAGTCAGGAAGGTATCTGAAGGCCTTCTTAACGCGATCCAAAATCTCCATAGCTGTACCTTGCTTGTTCGCAAGAATGGCTACCTGGCGCTCTCTGTTAAACAGAACATAGTGCAGGAGGTAACCGGCAGTTACTATAGACTTTCCGATCTGACGTGGGCACTTCGCGATAAAGAAACGATTTTTGTCAATCGTCTTTACCATTTCCTCCTGGAAATCCCACATATCGAACATGACCAAACCTTCATCTGCATGAACAATTCGCATGTATTTTCGAATGAAGTAAACAGGATTATCCCGACAACGAGCCCATTCTACTTTGGCATCTTCGGGAAATGGTATGATAACGCCAGAGCGCTTTAGAAGTGAATCGTTGAGGTACCTTGTTTTTCTGGTATAACGATCTTTGAATGTAGTGAAGTCAAGTATGTTTTCTGATTGATAGGCAGGAGCCTTAGTCAATTTCAGTTCTTTGAACCCATCTTCTTTTATGAGTTTTTCTAAATGCTCTTCTAGAGAAAAGACATCACTGGTATCAGTACCAATTTGTTTTAGCTTTAGCGTGGCCATCAATCATCATCCAATATATACTTTGGATCAGTGGCATCGCCGAGCTCATCGAGCAAATCACTTGTTGTACCGTACGACAATGCAGGCTGTGGTCCGCCAGGAGCTCCGCCACCTTTTGTCATTCTGATTCTTTTGACTTCTTTTTGATTTTTGATGACCTTTTCTGCAGTATTTGACATTTGTCCCATTAGGGCAGCAAAGGCCTCTACAGATTTCGGATGCTGTGACGCAATCAACCCCATTAGGGCATGTCTAGATGCCTCATTGAATAATTGTAGTTGTGCGTGAAGAGTAGATCTGACCAATTTATAGTCGTCATCAACATCGCTATCATGATCAAGATTGAACACCGTAGGAACTATAGTTGGGAGACAAATATCTGGCTCTTCTATTTCAGTTCCTTCCATTGTTTCTTTCAATAATTCATCCAAAAACTTTTTATCATCACTTTGCATAAGATCCTACACGTAGCCATTTTAAGCCGAGTGCAGTTTCAGGAATGGATGGAAGTGCCATTACCGCAACTGCTATAACTTTTGACAATTGAAGATAGCCAGCTGGAACTGCACCTTCAAATACCTTTACGTTATTTATATAGACCAGCACAGAATCATCTGCTGGACTATCTTGTCTGGCTTCTATGCGAAGTTCGTCAGTGGATTTTATGCTTCCAGCTGGCAAATTTCCTAATACATATCGATCATTTGCATCATTTTGCGCAAAAATATCTACCGAACCATCAATAGTATTGACAGTTGCAGAATATCCGGCATATTGAGTTGCTCTGACAGCTAAAATAATTCTACCATTGCAACCAAAATCCCAACGAACATCACCTTCGCAATACTGATTGTATGTTGTAGGACCTGCATAATAATTGTATGAATTTATTGATGCGGCCTTTTGTGCTTCTGTTACAGTAAGAAGGCCGCTACGAATAACAGCAGAATCAGATATTGTAGGAAGATTTATTGATGGAACTCCATCACCAGTAAAAATCTCGCTGTATGTGTATGCAGTTTTTATGTCATAATCATCTGGAGTTGCAGTCGCAAATGGATCAACTGAATAATCTGCACCAGTAAATGTTTGAGCTGTCAAAGCAGTTCCAAAATCGATGATAACACGCTTGATTATATTGTTGGAGTTGCCACCACTGGCACTACCATTAGGATACAACCAAGCCTTGGCCTCAAATGTCAAAGTCCATTCAATATGTCTTCTCTCATCTTTGCTACCAACATACACGTTTTCTGATGCGACATTAGTAAGAAGAATTGGAACGTCTCTTTCAAGAATTCCTAGCTCTGGAACTTCTTTGATTGTGATATTGAATGATGGCTGAAAATATGGAAGGATTTGCTCAACAATCTGAAGCATCTCATCGCCATATCTAGTATAGATTGACACAGTAAAAGTCAAATTGAATGGGTTAGGAGACATAACTTTTTGTGTCACGCCTTGCTCATCAGTAAAATACTGTGCTTTGAGAGTATTGATACGTCTTGAGGCATCATATGCAACCTCAGTCATTTCATATGCGATGACCGGAACGGTTTGCTCATAGTATGGTGCAGTTTGTCCTGCCTGATCCTGTAGAAACTCTACGAATTTCTCTTTTGAGGCATAGCGAATTGGCACAAGGCGAACATTACCGTTGCCGTGCTTTACATAAATGTTGTTGAACACATTGCCAAAAGCCGTGATATAAGTTTTCAGCGTGTTATAGAAAAAATAGTCATCCATTATATCACTATTCCAAAGGGATTGATTTCATCTATGATGGCAGTAATCTCATCACCTTGCTCTTGAATTTGTTCGTGTTCGTGTGGCAACAGATGATCGTCTTCAATATCGTTAATTGCATCGATTCCTGGGAATGTTGCAGGCGATCCATTATCATAAACAGAATTGTTATCTGTCGCGACAGTTTCACCAGAGTAAACGAATTTGCGAAGTGTCAGTCTTCTTTGTGGTGAGCCGGTAATCATTCCATGAACAAAGAAAGGAACTTTCTCGATGTTGTTAGACCAAATAATTTCGTATAGTGTTTCAGCAACTGGCCAATATATCAAATCACCAGCTCTTGGGCCGTGTAATGCAAGTACTGGGCATTGGTAGCCAAACAACTTGGGCTCTAAAATTACTTCCAATTCATGGCCATATACCGGCCCCCACTTATTAATAGCAGATTCAGTAGTATAACCTTCAGGCGTACTAATGTATGCTGCAATCCTGTAACATTCGCTAAAACTGTTAGTTGGATCTTCACCAAATATCAAATCGAGATTTTGCATGTCTCTCAACATGTATATCATCTCGGTGCCGTTCTTTTGAATGCTCTCGCCTGTCAATGATGCATACACATCCATTGATTCAGCATTGACATAATGCGACATGTACTTATTCAGAGGAGATGATACTAATCTATCTTGATCGGCATCATTCGTGGCAAATAGATTGGCTGGATATAACGAATTTGGCATATTATCCCATCCAGAATTCGCAAGGCGCTTCTATTAACATCAATTCAGCTCTAAGCTTCTCAATGTCTGATTGAGCTGCCGTCATAATTGCATCGGCATTTACTGTAGTTCCACCAGGCAATGCTTGATCCTTAAATTTGAACAAGTTCCATGCCCATTGCTCTTTAACGAGTGCAGTGGCCATATCTTTCAACCAACGATCGTTGAATGATTCTTGCGGATAATATGTATCGGCATTTCCCATGCCTGGTGCATCTAGAATGCCAGTATAAACATTTGGGTTTTCATATGATTGAATAGCAGGTAGCCAATAACCACCATTTGCTTCACAAGTAACTTGATCTGTGTATTGATTGAGTGTACAAGAATTAGCAGTAAGAATCTGATCTTGTGTCAAAAGAGTTTTGTCAATTTTTGTTGTAGAAGCAACCCAACACTCTATGAATAATACAGTACCTGGTGCGATGGTTGTATCAAATAATCTCAGCTGACGAGTTTGCGCATTATACGCAAAATCTGGATCTGGAGACATCATTTGTTGTTGCAATTCTCTGTACTGATAAAACACTTCAAGGTTGGTAAAGAAGTTGCCGCCTGATCCCATTCCCATTTGAAACTGTTTAACCATATCCGCACCAAAGTGCCACATAGTATCATAGATGGCGCCGTCGTACCATGAAGCATTCAAGTAAGGAGTTGATTTGTAAACATGGGTGATAGCTATGATAGGTTGATTTGCAAAAACAAACAACCCAGATTTTGATTCGGCTTCTGTTACTTGGTGAACACCGACATGCTTATTCATACCATCGCTGTGATATTCAGTATATAACTCTACAGCGCGGTCGATGCAGCGATAAACTTGGTCCTCGGTCACCTCAATTGTATTGATAGGTGAACCGAGACGACTCAAGATTTCATTTTTTAATTGCTTTGGTGTATTGATTGATGGCATAATAACATCCCTTAGTTAGGTTATTTATTAGCCTATGCGTTCAAGCATTACTTCAGCATACACGTTATATGTACCTTCTATATCTGACGCGTCCTGGGCAAACTCTCCGCGGTAATCATCCCATGGTATGTTTACGCCAAAGTCAGCATTATCAGTGCTATTACCGTTAGTATAATGCCACATAGAAAGATACGTAATTGGGGCAGTGGCCTTTATAATAGTGGTGATAGTTGAATGTGAAACTACAGAGCCGGCTGGGTCTTCACTTGAACCAAAACGTCTAACATTATCCGCAGGTATGATATAAAACTTAATTGTGCCAGGATCTCCAGAAGCTGCGGCACTATAACTGAAACCAGTGCGATTGCCAGCGGTGCCTGTAACTGCTGTTACAATATGATTGCCTTTCTGTGAATTATTGCTACTTTCATCAATGACAACACACATATCTCCGACTTCAATATCCTTACTAGTCATAATAAGACCAGAAAGACTAATGGTTACTACAGTAAGAATTCGAGATGTATTAGCGTCAGGTGCTTCTACTGGATTGATATATCCTTTATTGACTGTTCTAGAGCCTGCGGATACTGGCTCGCGAGTGCCAAAAGACAACATCATTTGATTTCTTGAATTTCTCAGGCCTGACCATGCAGTAACTTTGTATGTAGCAGGACCTGGCACTGCAATTATTGCTTTGGATGGAATTAGTGATGGACTAACGGCATTGACCTCTAATTCATGCTCTGGCTCTATGAAGTATGAGTCAGTATTTAGTACACGAAGCTGCCATCTTTTGCTGAAGCATGTGCCGCCATTGGTGCCACTGGATTCAGTATGTCTAGCAATATAAAATCTTTTGGTTGACCAGTCATCTAACAACTTTGCAGTAATAGAGCCATCAGATGTTTCGTCCCATGGATCGCCAGCTGGCAAAACTCTTTCCATTACCTCTTCAATGGCTATCTGAGTATCAGTTGCAGTAAACGGTCCTCCGGCAATCAAATCTAAAGGGTCTAGACGGCCATTGGCTCCCGCCGCATCAAATTCAGTGCCGTATGCTTCATAGCTGCGTGCAACTTTGTGATCTCTTGTTGGTGTTGTCATATTAAGTTCCTTATGCTACTCTAACCCATTTGTATTCAACAATATAGGATGGTACAATTGATATTGGTGTATTCAGACTGTTATCATTAACAACCTGATTGCCAGTGCTGATAGATGCAGGGTAAACAATTGGGGCGTTTGGATCTGGTAAACATCCTGACACATCTACAGTACCAGAATTATCCAGCGTCAATACGGTTCCATCAGGTGTAACGGCCATTTCTGGCAAGTTGGTTGCATCAATTGTTGTTGTGTATGCGCCGCCAATTTCACCACATTCATTAAAAGCTGCATCAGTATTAGAATGACCAAACGATGTTCTACCAACACCATATTTAACCCAAGTCCCAAACTTAAAATAGTCAACAGGATTTGCTGGGTTTGATGCGCTTGAATAGATTGTCCCTACTGGATACAGATACTCAAACATCTTCTGAACGCTGTCAATAGTGACTTGAACTGAAAATATGTTAGTTACATTGTCGGCTTTGGTGTTTATTTCTCCGGCACCATCAGGTATTGTGTTGTTGTACGCGATGGTGTTATTCAAAACAAGCGTAGATTGACTTATTGTAACATCATCAATGATGGTGATAATTTCTTCTTCTGACAACAGTGTCCCAATGACGTTATTGAATAAAACGAATGATATAACATCTGTGCCAAACAAAGGTGGATTTGTAGGAGCAGTAAAAGAAATTGTGTCATATGGTTCTGTTGGCGAACTTTTGAATAATCTGTATTGATTATTTCCGAGTGGCGTGTATCCAGCTTCGCCTTGCGATGTCATCAACACTCCATTATAAAACACCTGAAAGTTTGATGGTCGAATGAGTTGCAAATCAGGTAGATTTGCACCGCCAATCCCTAAGAAAACATCTTGACATTCGTCGGCAGCAACAGTAGAGCAATACAGCTCCTGTTGATCAACGGTTGGGGCATTCACAAGTAGACGCGAGTATCTTGTATATGAAGTTCTTACTCCACTAATATCACCAGAAAAAATCTCTATTATCAGAGTATCATCTGCTTGATATATTCCAGGTCGAAGCTGGATTTGCAATGGAACCATACCAATTGCTGTTAGTGTATCGCTGCCGGGTGCAGTCAATGATGATCCATATTCGCTTTTTCCGCCAGGTCCGAGCTCTAGTGGATCAGAATCGTATCTCAGTAAAACGCCATTGAGATAAACATTGATGTTTGAGTCTGTGTGCGCTTCAATGGCGTGCAAGCCAGATACATCAGAATCGTCTATAATATCAATAACATGTTTTAACAGAGTAGTGCCAGTGACGTTTATTTTGTTGTGAAACATTCCTTCTATGAATTTCCAGTCTGTAGTCTCACTAGACATAAGTTCTACAAGTCTGAAGTTCTCATCGATTACTGTTGATGTTGCACCGTTGATAGAATCAAGTGGATCAGGCTCTATGGTAATTGGGTTGCTGGCCCAGCTGCCTTTGATGTCACTTAATTTTATTGCGCGGCCAAGTTCAGAACCTATCAGAGGAAGATTTACAGTAACAGGTCCAGCTTGAGTGTCAATGTGATATGATTCACCAAATAGCGGATTAAGTACAAAACCATCAACAGCGGCATCCCAGGTCTTCCATGCGCCAGCCTGATGAGGACGCGAACCATCACCAAGCTCGGAATAGAGTTCAGTAAAGTTATCATTAATTTTTTGGCCGCCTTGACGAAGGTAATCACCTGTAAAATCGTCAACTACAGCTCCTACACCTATAATTTTCTTTGTCATGTTTGAAATCCTATATCAATTATTTATTAGTTCAGCTGGAACAACTCTGGTGGGAAGCTAGTCAATACAGCAACACGCATAGTAAAATGACCTGAAAAACAAGTATCCAAATCGGCTGCTGATGAAAGATCTAACACCAAATAATCTGATTGATTGTCGGAGTATTTTTGTTCAGACACAAATGGAATTCCAGTTGTAATATCAGCGCCTGATGTAATTGAAACTACACTAGTGCGCAAATCATATTCCACTGGTGTAAATGAAGATCCCCATGCGACCATAATTTTTGCTGCATGGACAACAAATCCTAATTCAGTAAAGAATAATGTAAAACTCTGGTCACTTGCCGACGCTAAATCCTCCAAATTAATTTCCCAATACCTCCATACAGGTGTACCAGAAGGTCTATTAGTTATAAAATCTTCTTCAAATTGGTTGTGGATTGGGCCGGGATCAAAATTGTTAGTATTGCTACCAGATCCATCAATTATTCGTTGGCTCCACTCTCCATCAGCGGCACTAATGTTTCTTATATACTGGTACTGAACTCCTTTAGTCAACTCAATAGATTCTTGCCCATTAATCTGAGAATCTATTGCACGGACGAACACCGGAGTATTTGTCTCTGCCGCTACTACTTTTATTTGGTCTGCTGAATACCCACCAGGAAGATCAATATAAACTATAGTTTCTTCATTTACATCAATGAACAACATTTCACCAGGTTCAGCTTCATAATAATATCCAGGGCCGTATTCCTCATCAAGTGTGAGATCAGAAAAACCTATTATTTGATACACCCCAGTTGACTGCAGATTTTGTGATTCTGGTGGTTGTCCTTTTCTGGAAAAGGCGTCATATACATCATTGATAAAATTATTGAGTTTCTCGCCACCTTCTGGAAGAGTGTCGCCAGTTGTTGGTTGACCTGGTGTGCCAAGATCGATTAATACTTTTGCCATTTTAGAATCCTAGAATAATTCGTACGTCGTTTGTTTCGTTGAATGATCTGATTATTGGGGCTCTATTTTCCATATACAAGATTTCTCCTGTATTTGCAAGAATCTCGTAAGATTCATATGTTGCAAGTTGCGCAGGAATCGCTATAATTTTCCATCCAAATATAGAACATGCACCGTTAACACCAAACCAAGGTGAAGGTGATCCACAAGGCGGTGCCAATGCATAGCTGTATGGCCTTAAAATAACACCGATTTGTCTGTAGCTAGTTTCTGATGTCAAGTAATTTCTAAACATGTTATCAGATAGAACAGTTTTCAGCATCAATTTATGTGCCGCAATAGAATAACACATACGGCCGTGATCAAATACTGTAGAAGAAACCATTTGGCGAGACCAGTAAGTCAAATTACCGATCAGTTCTTCTTCTGAAGGAACTACCACATATTCTGGTGTGCAAAAATCAGCAACTTCGGCCGGTGGAATTGTGTACAGATATTCCCATTCATAGCCATCAGCAAGAGGTCCAGTAGAAGCACCAAAGCCGGTTGGAATAACAGTAGATGCAGCAATGCCTGCTTCTAGACATCTGTACATCATAAAGCCATCTAGTGCATCTGGATATGTTTCATTTCCAAGTTCATCGACTGTATTATATACAACGATCACATCATCTTTCAGATATATCGTGTCGGTGATCCAGTCAACTCTGTCAATAACCAGGCGGGTATTTTCTTTTGCTATTCTGATATAACCAATAATGTCTTGCCAAAATTGATGTTTGTAGTTGTTGTCGTCAATAGGAAGAGGCGGAGCAAATTCTGGTAGAGTTTCTGAAGCACTCCAAGGTGATTTCTTTCCGATTGACAAATAGCATGAAGCATCAGAATAATTTCTGAGTTCATTAGCAAGAACGGTTGAGTATTCTTTTGTTAGGAGCGGACGATATATCGTTGCCATCATTGTACCTTATAGATGAACATTTTTACGTTGAGTCGCGGATGGATCAAGAGGAAGCACAAGATTGTCTTTCAATCTAACACGATTTAGTCTGCAGCGATTCAGGCTTACTATGGCTGCACCATTCCATGCATTATTAGTATCTGGATTATTTATACGATCAAAGAATCTTCCTGATGATCCGTCAAATAATGGTGAGGCCTTTGTTCGTCTTTGATCGACAGTCAAACCATACGGAGGAGTAACCTCAACAGGGTTATCAATTGGATACTGAAGACCTGCATCAAAAGGAAGACCTGCACTTGGGTGCGGTACAACTTTCAATAAATGGCCGATACGTCCTTCATTGAACATATGAGTTTGTGTACTGAATTGATATTCCTCATTAATATCTAGATCAGGGATAAAATCAGGATACACTGATGGTGCTCCGTTATCCCAACGAACAGAATCAGAGTATTGAAAAATTGTCTCAATATGATCAGGCGGAATTGGCTGAGTGATAAATGAGGTCAGCAAATAGCTACCAATGAAGTCAAATCCTACTGGGTGCACGAAATTGATAACATCTTGATAGTATCTAGAATATGGCAGTTCACTTTCCAATCTCAAAATGAAATTGAATTGTTTGCCGTAATCATTTAGTGAACCAATTTTTGGAACTACTACCGGATCAGTGTAAACCATGCACAAATATGCATAATCAGGGGTGTCTATTCCATATGAATAATTTTCAAGGAATTCACCAAATGAATTTATTGTTTGCACTGTGTATCTAGGATACAAATCACCATCAATTTCAACATCACCTCGATAATTTACCGATGTGATTTCGCAGTAAGACGGTATATCGGATATGATAGCATCCAGCGTTCCACCAGAATCCACCTGGAACATTTTCTGCCCAGCGATAGATTTACCTATGGCTATAGCATCGTCTATGCCTACGGAGGTCGTAGGAGCCAGATTTTTGTCACCAATTATGATGTCGAATTCGTAAGTGAATTCATATGTGTTTTCAACTTTTACATTTACTGTTTCACCGTACAGCAATCTGAACCAGAACTTGTATGAATCCAATGTACCTTTCACTGAATAG